AAATTTGCTAGCTACTAAATCTATTAACTTCGGCAGGGCAAACTTGCTAATTAATCCTAACATAATTATTTTAATAAAAAGTTTATAATATCCTCTTTACTATCAATAATTCTTGTGTTTGTCAAATTTTGACGTGAATCGTGATATTGTTTACGACACGTTGCAAAGAATATACGCCACGGTGCGTTGCTATGATTTTCTTTAAAAAAGCTTATTTGTGTGGTATATAAAAAATCTTTTATATCTTGTTTGAAAATTTTTTCAAAAATCCTGATTACTATATCACTACACAATGTGTGGCGTTCTAGCTTTTTATTTTGAAAAAATACTGGGAATAGCTTGCGTACTGGTCTCCAGGCTAAAAATGCTAGGTAAATATTATATTTAACTTTTTTACTATAAATATTTATCCATTTAAGCAACATCTCTTTGCTCTCTAATGTGTACTTTGCATCAAAATGTATGGATGCGTATATCTGGGCTTGCGTATTTGCTAAATAATCGCTTAAAAGTAATGTATGCACGTTGTTAGTTGCGTTGGCTTGAAAAACCTTATATACGTCATTTTCGTAATAAACAAGTGCCGTGTGGTTTACGTTGTAGTGTTTAGCTTCAATCCATGCTTGTTTTATACCTACAAATTTTATACGCTCGCTAAGAATTTGCAGCCAAGAGCCGAATTGAATAATCTGCGGTATTAATGCTCTATCTGTGCGTTTTACGTGTAAAAGTATTAAACAATCTTTTTGCATTGCTATGGTTAGCTGTCGTCGGTTAATTCTTGCAGTGTCTTCACTAAATGAATTTCGCCTGTATCAGGGTCTTTAGTTGCATTTATAGCTGCTTTTGCAACATCTGATACAGTCGCATCGTTTAGCATCTCATTAGCTTTTATGTTTACATCTATAACTGTCCCTGCTGCATTTAAAAATGCCCAAGTTATAGCATCTAATTCTGATTGTGTAGTAGCATTATTAATTTTTTCTAAAGCATTATTATAAATGATTGTTTTATTGCGTTTGCGTGCATTAACTTTATTGCCATTGGGTAAAGCTACTACAAACAAATCCTTAAATATATAAGTTGCGATTTCTGGCATTATGTGGAATCCTAATCCGCCTACATCTGTTTCTTGCTCATACTCAAAAACAGTATCAGGAATCAAGTTTAAATTGCTAACATCTTCGATCAATTTTAAGAAGTGTGTACGCTCTGGTGTGTCGTGTGCAATTACTAAAATTCTGCCATTTTGGATAGTAATTGTTTAAATAATTTGTGCTATCTGCATCATCATATATCCTAATTTTAAGCTTTGAAGTATCAAAAGTTGAAGTGTTAGCAATGCTAAAAGTAATAGTATTACCTGTGGCGTTTAATGGAACTTCTTTTAAATCAAAAACTTTGCTAGCTGTTGCTTGATTAAGTGTAAATCTTGTAGCCATTTTTAAAAAATTATACGGTCAATTTGTTTCTTTAACTGCATATTGTAAATATCTATTGCATTATTTGCAACTTTATCGCTTGACTTACTAAGCCAATGTGTAGCTGGAATTTTTCTAAAAAGATATTGCAAACTATAAATCATTCTTAATTTATCATTTTTCAATGTAAAAATACCTTTTACATTACCTAAATCCAAGTAAAAATGCTTGTAGTTATTGCGTTTAGCATTCTCTATAATGCCTATTGCTCTCTGGCGTTTGTTAGCTATAAAAGCTAATTTTCTTTTATCTCGCAAAACTATATTTTTTAATGCATTGGCTCTGCTAACTAGCCGATTTTTTTGATTAGCTATTCTTGCTGCTTGTGTTGGTATTGGCAAACGCTTTCCAGTCTCTGGCTTTGCACGTCCTCCGACTTCTTGTAATTCCATGTAACCTTGCGTGCTTCCCACCTCGGATTGCATGTTGTCAATATTAAAGCCTTTAGCCATATTGACTTGCACACTATTAACAGTCCATTTATTTCGATTTATAAAGTTATCTTGGATAAATCCTTGTGCTTGCTTGCGTACATCAAAAGCAAGAGTGTTTAATGTGTTGCGTGTTGCGTATTTTACGCCTGTGCGATTAAATTTATCTAGAAAGTCCTCTAACTTTTTTACTTCTTTAAAATCTGCTTTAATTTGCATGCAAATTAATTACCTGACTAATTAAATAATTTGTAGTGTAATCATAAATAATATTGCTAGTAAGGGCGTTGATAGCTCGCTTATGTTCTACATAATATTGCTTGTTCGTTATAGCTATATTATTTATAAATTTAAAAATAGCAGTTATTTCTGTATTTGTTAATGCTATATCTTGCCCTGTTGCTTCGTCTTTATATACATAATTAGCTCCGCTACTGGAAGTGTTGCTTGCATCTGTAATAGCATCTCGATTAATAGAATAATTAACTGGCTGTATATCTGCTCTAGAAATTGTGCATTGCCTAATGCTTTGATTGTTTAAGTAATAATCTTTACATTTTGCTAGCAAGTCATTTTTCCACCACGCCAAAGTTGGCTCTGTTTGCTCTTCTAGGTTTGGGTCTGTGTAAGGTATATACTTCCATTTGTATTCGTTGTAAATGTTGTATATATCGCTTGTTAGCTCCCAATATTTGCCCTGATTGACTTTGTAAGGTATATCGGCTGCATCTTCTTTTTCGTGATTGCGTGGCAATACATAAGCATAAGTGATTAAACTATCAGTATTTAAGCGTATATAGTAATTATAATCAGTCATTATAAATCAGCTGATGCATATAATTTGTTGTAAATGTAATCGCCTTGCGTAGCAACACCATTGAAAAACCAAGAAACATTTGCTGTTTTTCTGTAATCAACACTTACACCAGTTGTAACAGTTGTAACAGCCCCGATACTTGAAATTACTGCAAAAGTCATATCTGGTATGCGTTTTTTTTCTGCTTTAAATTCATAGCTTGCTAACCCACCACCAAAGTTGCCTCCAGTATACGCTGCGAAAAGCAAACCCTCGCCAGCTTCAAAAAAGGGATAGCATTCCTGTTTTTCACCTGCAATACTTCTCGCTTTCCATGCTGTAGCTATACTAGATTGTTCTAGCTTGGCTTTAGTTACACGCCATTCGTAACCATTTGCCATAATCTCATCAGTCCATATGACAACTGCTAAATTGTTAGTGCTGGCTGTGTCAATATTTACGCCATTAATTGTGAATCTATTCCATGATGTGGCATTAGCTGTTAATGTTGTTGTAGTGTTTTCTGTGGTAAAATTAGTCGCAAAGCCTAAATTTGCAGCGGTCTGCCACGTGCTAATTGGGTCGTTTGGCATATCATCGGCTGTACCTTGCCACGTCAAAATGGCGGCTCTAAAGTTTTTGGTAACAGAATCTGAATTGTAAATCTCAAAAGATAAAGATGTATCTTTGTTTAATAGTGTGCGTGTAGTGTCATAATCTATATATTGTACAATTCCAGCTTGTTCGTTTTGCCTTTGGTGTACTAACTTCATAGCTGCTCTAGCTCCTGCTGGTAATTCACTAGCAAGCGTTGTTTGTGTAATATCAACAACATCTGAACCTGCCCTAGAATCAATTACTTTCCACCTGTCAAGCGTATAGTTGCCGTCTGTATTTGGAAAAGTCGTGCCAGCATTAAAAGTATTACCACGTTGTGCAACTACCATATCGCCGTTATCAAGAATGTTATCTTGAACTGGCACAAATATTTCTGGTCTTATAGTAAAATCATCAGTAGATGCATTGTATGTTGCAATGTATAAAGTACCTGCTGATATATCACCAGATTGTATTCCAATGATATTTTTAGCAACAAGTAATTGCGAACCTTGCAAAGTTACTGAACTGCTTGTGTTTGTTTGTGTTGCAACAAATCTAAATTGTTGCTTATCTTGTAATACTGCTACTGGGTGAGTTAAGTTGTAAGTATTACCAACATCCCTAAAGCTAGATAACACTATTGTGTTTGGCGTTCCTGATTGCGTTAAATCCTCAATAAAATTCCCTTTTGCAATAGCAGATTGGATAGCTTGTGCAACTTGTGAAATATCAGCGTTATCTACTATACCGCTAGGCGTTATTCCTGCTGCTCGCAATAAAGCAACATTTAAACCATTATTGTTTTGATTGTATGTGCTTGCGTCTATATTTGTGCCGTCTCTAACGGTGGGTGCAGAACTATTTTTACCAGTGCCATAAGGACTAGTTGCCGTTACTGGTGCGTTAGTGTTGTTTAAATTTTGTGGTGTAACTGCCATAATATTAAGTGTAATTTATTAACATGCCTATCCAGATATGGCAAGGCGTTATTTGCAATAATAGCTCTTCTAGCTCGTTACGTCTAGCCTTGCTAATTGTTTCAAAGTCTCCAAACTGTGAACCACCGATATAGATAAAATATTGGTGTTGTGTTGGGTCTGTCGGTAAAGAGTATTGTATACGCTCCTCTGTAATAATCCCAGGTGCTTCTCTATAGCCATGCACAGCATTTTCAAAGCCATAATATGCCCATTCATCACCATAAGTTATTGCAAAGCTCTGCACTTTATAATCAATATTCACCAGTGGGTATCCCTGCGGTTGCTGGTATTGGTAACCATGAATTGCATTTTCAAAGCCATATACTGCATCCTCGCTACCGTAACTAAGTAAATCTGATTGTGTACTTGCTGTCGATAAATAAGTTGCTGGATTTACTAAACTGCCGTTTTGATATGGACTATGCACAAATAAATTAAAACCATACGCTTGTAATTTTGTTTGTATGCTATTAATACTGCCGTTGTTATTTTGAAGCAATTTCCCAGTAATTCTATTTCTACGCTCTTGTTCTGTCAGCGTACTATTAAATGGCAAATTAAGCTCATCTTCCCATTTGTTAAGCTCTTGAGTAGTTGCAATAGTTGCATCTCTAACAGTATTTAATAGATAGTTTTTAGCATTATCTGCGGTGCTAGCAATTACATCCCACAACTTGCCAAGCTCGCTTGTGCTAGATTGCCAGAACCAAGATTCTGGCAGTAGTAATCTAATTAATTTATTAAACATAATCCACGCTTGCAAGCGTTGCTAGTTCGTTTTTATCCAGTAAATACTTATTAATTGTAGATGCATTACCAGATACAATTTCAAACAGTGTAATACTTCCGACTGTTGCTCCAAGTGCCTTGGCTGTAGAATATACTACCCCGTTAATTTCTTGTGTATCTATTAAATCTTTGCGTGCATCTGTTACATCTATTGCTGATATGTAAGGCTCATAATTTGCAAATAAATCTTGTAATGCTGCTGTTATAGCTGTTTGTATGCTTGCTATTTCATTATTACTATTAATAGTGCTAATAGTAATACTAAAGCTCTTAGTTGTTACTGGCAATACATTTATATTTTCAGGTTTAAGAGTGGCTGGTAATTGAACAATACCAGCAGCATCATAAACTACAGCATTTAAAACTTCGTCTAACTGTGTTTGCGTTGGTATCACTGAACCAGCTAATGTATTTTTAACATAAATATCTATAAATCCAGCGTTAGAGCTTGTATATGGATAAACTCTAACTGTGCCTATTTCCTCGGCTTCCTCTCTAAACCAGAGTAAGTTATTAGGCAATGTTTGCTGTTTAGCCTTTGTTATAGCTCTATTTCTATAATTATCTTCTGTTTCTGAATCTGTTGCGGTTGTTAATATAGTTACAATGCTTGCTTCTGCTGATGCAATTTGTGGATTAATAAAAGTTACTATATCGCCTATTTGCATATTACCAATAACGCCAAAGCCTCCAGTATTAGTTGCATCACCACTGGCTAAAATAGATAAATTAACTGTTCCACTGGTTACCGTGTAATCTTGTGTAGTTGTGTATATTATACCTGTAGCTTTGTTTGTTAGTTGCGTTCCACTAGGTATAGTTCCTGCTGCTATAACTGTTGCTTGTGCTTCTAATTCCGCTTGTGTGGCTGGCGTTGGCTCTCCTATGCCGTATTTTCTAGCCACTTCTACTAGCGGTCTAATTACTGTGCCGTCGTCTAAAGTAATCGGCTCAAAGCTAGCGGTTTTTAAAAATATCTGTTTGCTTGTAAAATTGCCATACTTGTAAACAGCATTCATTAATCCTGCTAATACTTTGCTTAAAATGTTTAAAAAACTTTTAGGCAGCGGGCTAACATTTTGATTATATGTAGATGCAAAGCTGGCTTTAATCTCTGTATAAAGGCTATTCAAATCTGGCATAAGTCGTGTATTTGAAATCTAAATCTTCTATTACAATGTTTATTTGCAATGTGTTAATAGCTGTAATGCTGCATTCTACAGTATAACCGCTTGCTATGCCATCTGCTGTAATCCATGCTAAATTCTTTTTAATGGATTCTTGAAAAACTGGCAAGTTAGCAGATATTAAAGTTTTGCCTTGCAACTGTAAAAATTCGTTAGTTAAATTATTGCTTATATTGTCGTCTAGCTCGTTGCCCCACCACGCTGTGCCGTCTATATTAGCTCCGAATAGACTAATATTAATAGCTGTAGCAATTCCTGTATCTGTAGCTACTAAACCGTTAGAGACTGTTATATCTGCTTGGTTGTCTTTGTTTAGATTGAGTGCTATATCCATTATTCTGGCGGTTGTGTTGGACTGTCTGCTGGTACTGTTACAACTGCCCCACCTTGCGAATCTTGCAATGTTGGCAATGCATGCACATGTTCTAAGAATGATATACCACCAATAACTATATCATTACTAGCCTCACAAGTGCCATCTGCTTTTAATTCAAAGCTACCACTGCTATTGCTTAGCTTAATGCTACCATCTGCTTTTATTAGTACATCTGCTTGCTTAATGCCCTCTGCATTGCGTGAATATATTTGTATTTCGCCATTGTTAGTTACTGATTCGTTTATCACGTCATTTGTGCCAATCACAAGAGGTTGGCTACCTGAGTTTTCCTGCTTAATAGTAACTACATTATCTTGCAATATTGGTTTGGCATCTATACCAGCTATACCTGTGGCTATGGCTTTGTGTGTTGTGCCTTGGAAGTCTACGCCATAACCTAGGAGTTTAGCCCCATTGCTCAAGGTTGTATTAAATATTTCTACTATTTTTGCTACTCTACCGCTCATAATAAATGTTTTAAATTGGTAAGCTACTAGGTATACTACCAGTATAAATATTTGGCAATCCTAGCATTAAATTAGCACTCTGGCTGTTGTTCGTTATATTTAATATAACATCTTTAACAATAAATTTATATTTATCTTTTATCAACACGCTTGGAGCGGTTAAATTAATAAATGTGTTGGTCTTCCAGACTTGCTTTGCTGGCGTGTAAATTGTTGCTAGCTCAATAGGCACGCTAAATACATTACCGAACATTCTGCTCGCTTCTTGTTGCACTTTCTCATCTACAGCACCAGAGCCGTCTATATTGTCAATCTGTATAATTTTAGTTTTTGTAATGTTACGCAAGAAAGGATTTACAAAAGTAGAAGTGCTTGCCTCTTCATCTTTTAAGTCTACATCTTGTGCAGCTTTAATATGGCTATAATATCCGTCTATGTTGTAGTTAGGATTAATGCTTATCACTGGTGCTGTGTTTTCCTGTAAATCTGCTACAGCTATAGAATCGCTAGCTGCTTGGAGTAATACCAAGTTACCTAATGCATCATTGCTAAATATTAAACCTCTGGCATGTGCTAGTGGCTTCAAAAATTCAAAAATAGTCTTGTTATTTTCGGTTAATGAAAGAAAATCAAATGGGCTAGTAATTACATTGCTAGTTACTAAGAAGTCTAAGCCTTGCGTTATTGTCTGTGCAATCGTGATTAAGTTTACTTTGTCAAAGTCTTGAGGCTTGGCAGTTATAAACTGAATCATGGCTGCCTTGGTAACTGCTTGTATTACAAATACTTTAGCTTTAGCTGTTACGCTTGGAGCGGTATTGATTATGTAGCCAGTAAAATATAATTCTGCTCCGATAAATAATTGTAGAGTTTGAAATTGTAACGGCTTTAAAATAGATAGTATGTTGTCATCTATTAAGCCTGTTAGCGTTACTTGGTCAAAGCCGTCCAAAGGGTCGTTTATGTTTACGCTCTCCCAGTTTTCTAGCAAATTGTTATCTATTAGCACACTAATATTCTGATTATTAATCGCTGGTGCTGGTGCTTTTATTTTAGCCAGACTAGGATTGTCTGGTATTGTTAATATCTGCCCTACAGCTAGTTTATTCTCATCAATAATAGAAGGATTAGCACTTTTTAGCAGTGTAGTATATTTACTGCTACCATAGCTTATTTGACTTATAAGCTGTAATGTATCTCCTGCTTTTACTTTGTAAGTGCTAGACATAGTAGATTATTTGCTTGCCTTTGCTCACAAAAAACAACTCATCACTCTGTAAGTTATTATCGGCAATTATACGCTGTTCAAAATCTAGCGAGCCGTACAATTTATTTGCTAAAACTGGCAATGCGTAATCTTTATCGCAAATAAAGGTTTTTTGTTGCTGTAGTGTAAAAGATAGTTCTAAGAGATAACCTGCAGTAAGGTTTACTAATTCTTGTATTTGCTGGTAAGTAGAAAAATCATCGTCTACTAACTCTAAACTTGTATATTGTGATTCACGCCACACAATATACTGCTCTGTTTGCTCTAGCAAAACATCTACATATTCTATGGCTTGTGTTTGCGTGGTGAATTCTGTGTTGGTAATTGTCGCCTCTGCTAGCCCTGCTATCGTTGCAGTTGCTTGTAAATCAGCATTAGCAAACTTATTTTTGTTGGTGTTGTTTACTAAATCTTTTTTGCTGTCTAAGCCTAATAAGCTATTTAAGCCGTCAATAAATGCATTTGCTCGGTCTACAATAGATACCTCAAGCCTTGCTGGTAATTGTATGAATATTTGTATTTGTTTTCCTATGGTTAATAGGTTGCCTACTACATCTACTGCTCCACCTGCTATACCGTTTATATTGCTTTCTACAGAACGCTGTATTGCGGTTATTTCACTAGATATAGCTTGTGTTAAATTTACAGTATCTTGTATCTCATCTGTTAAATCTTGTATAGATTTTGTATTTAACAAGTCATCTACTGTTTTTCTAAATGATTTTACAGACTTAAGTATATCTTTTTGCCAAGTTGCCTCATCTACTGGGTCTTTAATACTAACTGCTTGGCTTGCTTGGCTAGCTGCTGATTCGTTTGCTTCTTTTATTTTATTTAATATGTTACCTCGTGCATCTAGGCTAGTTGCTGGGTATGCTGTTTTTATGCTTTGGTAAAAAGTAACTGTAATTGTGCTACTTCCAATACCTGTAAGTATTTTGTCTTCTTTCTTTATCTCACCTACTATTGCAACATCTATTTCACCGTATGCTGGATGCTGTAGTGTTCCATAGTTAGAGCTATCCAATACTTGAAATGCTGCCTCTGCATCTGCTATGTAGTTATCACCTATAAATATCATCTCCATAGGCAAGCG